AATCCTTGGATTTTTGTATTTTCCAGGTTCCAATTCAAAACTATCTTTTAATTTAATATTGCCCACATATTTGTCCACAAATGGTATCCATTGAGATATGAATTTTTTGAAAACGACAAGTTTTTTATGTACTTTAACAGCTGCATCCCAAGGTGTTGAGTTTTTCACGAAAAAATAGTAGGTATTACAATTATCAGTTGTTACTTGGACTTGGTGAAGAAATTGTTCTTTTGACAATTTTATCTTTATTTAGTATAATAACATAAATTTCATACTTATTGACATTTTAGTCATTTTATACTATAATAACACATATTATGAAAAAAATCAACATATTATTATTATTAATTTTTGTAAGTTCTTGTTCAACAAACCAAGCCGTTAATTATTATGACAAAACGGTAGATGTGAAAAAATGCAGTAATTTAATATGCAGAAAGCATAAAATACATTATAATGAAAATAAAATTTTGCTTCAAAATGATAAATTTGAGATAAAAAGCATCTTTAAAAGACAACATCCTCTTGACCCTTTTGAATACGAAGCCAATGTGCATTTTCAATACATAATAAACTTCTAAATTGATAAAAAACAAAGATACTTTGGGAAATCTTTGGATTCCAGCTGCAAAAGACTGGATTCGTGATAAATATGTAATATTCCTTCTATTTTTACTATTTTTAGTAATATTGAAGGATATGGGCGTTTTTTCTGATTTATTAATCAAAATACTTGGAAAAGATAAGTTATTGATTTGTGAGGAAATGGGCTGGGGTCTATTTTCTTGTATTTCACACTTAAATTAATTAAAAATGGAATCAAAACCGAAACCAAGCGATTTTTATCGCAAATTACAGTTAGCAAACGGCGAAATCGTCGGAGTTAAGCCTACTCTTTATCAAGAGTATAAAATGCTCCGTGGTCGCAGAAGAAAATATATCGCAGGTGTGCTTCCTAACGGTAATTTAGTGTTAAATGCAGATAAATCTGAAGTATTGCCCTATAAGATGATAGGAGTTGCAGATTGGTCTTATAATAAATGATACAAGGCAGAGTATTTGGACCAAATACAAAGAAAAAGAGAACTTCCATTGGAAATTCAAGATTATCTCGTCCAAAGAATAAATATAAGAAAAGATGTCATAAACCATATAGAGGTCAAGGAAAATGAGTTTAAAGAAAAACTTAATAATATTGGTTATATTGGGTACTTTATGTTTATGGTTATGGACTCATGGTGGTAGTGTTGTAAAAACATATAAAGTTGGTGCAGTTGTTGAGAAATTTATTCCTGATTTTCTTTATTTAAATCTTTTTGAAGAAGAAAAAGATAGTGAATGGGAAAATACTTGGAAAAATTACTCAAAGAGTTATGGGGGAGATGAAGAAGATGAATAAACAACAATTAAATTATTTAAAATTATTAGTCGCTCTGAATATACTCACATTATTGATAATTGTAACAATTATATAAAAATTTACTAAAGGGGTTTTAACGGCCCCTTTTTTTAGCAATAAATAATAGTATGAGTTGTGTTAAAATTAAAGAAATTAAAATAAGAGATGGAAATGACTTCTTTTCATACACAAAACTTGAGGATGTTCCAAAAAGTTTTGATAATCTTATAAAATGGGATGTTACTATTCCTCCGGATCCTCATACAAAAGAACAACACGAAGAAATAGAAGAATCACGAAAATGGTTTAAAGATTTACTTAAAAGGGAAAAAATGTAATGCCAGCAGTAACTAGAATAGGTGACGCTGATGTGGCACATTGTAGTAGTATGGTAAGAGATGAAGGCTCTGATACTGTTTTTTGTAATAATATAGGCATATCAAGACAAGGTGATAATAACACATCACATTTAACACCACCAGCATCTCCTTCTTGTCCTAGTCATATAGCCCCAATTACTACTGGTTCAAGTATTGTTTTTGTAAATAGTGTGGGATGTGGCAGAATTGGAGACGCTATAACAAGTTGCACCGAGGTTGCTGAAGGTTCTGGTAATGTTTTTGCAGGTTAATTCATCATATCAATATAAATATTGTTATGGCAAACTTATTCGATTCAACAACAGTTAATAGTTCTAATAGAAGCACAAGAGATTATAAAGACTTGGATTTAGATTTCGGCAGAAATGCAGTTACTAATGATGTTAATAAATTAACAGATGTAGAAGCTGTAAAAAGAAGTGTTAGAAATCTAGTTCTCACAAATCATTATGAAAGACCTTTTCATCCTGAATTAGGTTGTGGTGTTCGTGGTTTATTATTTGAAAATATTACTCCAATAATTGCAATACAACTTGAAAGAAAAGTGGAAGAAGTTATTAGTAATTGGGAACCACGAGCAGTAATAAATGATATTTCAGCAAGACCTGATTTAGATAGAAATGCTTATGAATTAGTAGTAAACTTTTATGTTGTTGGTTCAGTTGAACCTGTAACAGTATCAACATTTTTAGAAAGGCTTAGATAATGGCTGCAACAAAATTAGAAATATCCGAATTGGATTTTGATGATGTAAAAGCGAATCTTAAATTATTTCTAAATCAACAAACAGAATTTCAAGACTACGACTTTGAAGGAAGTGGTATGTCTATTTTGCTAGATTTACTAGCATATAATACACACTATCTTGGTTTCAATGCAAATATGTTGGCAAATGAAATGTTTATTGATAGTGCCGATATCCGTGCAAGTCTAGTTTCATTAGCAAAACAAGTTGGATATACTCCAACATCAGTAAGAGCACCGACAGCAACTTTAAATGTTACAGTCAATGATGCTACAAGTTCAACATTAACTATAACAAAAGGAACAAAATTTCAAACTACCGTAGATGGAACAACTTATGACTTTTTAGTAAGAGAAGATACTACTATTTCACCAACAGCAGGTGTTTATACATTTTCTAATCTTGATATTACTGAAGGAACTTTAACTACTTTTCAATATACGACAGATAGTTCAGATGCTGACCAAAGATTTATTATACCAAGTGAATTTGTAGATACATCTACATTAACTGTAAAAGTTCAAACTAGTTCTACTGATACAAGTTCAACAATATATACTTTAGCAACTGGATATAGAACATTAACATCCACATCAACTAATTATTTTTTACAAGAAGTAGAAGATGGAAAATTTGAAATATATTTTGGTGATGGCGTTACAGGAAAATCTTTAACAGATGGTAACATAGTTATTTTAGAATATATTATAACCAATGTTGAAGCATCCAATGGTGCAAGTTCATTTACATTGTCAGGAACAATTGGAGGTTTTAGTAATGTATCCATAACTACTTCTTCAAATGCAGCTAACGGTGCAATCGCAGAAACAAAAGAAAGTATAAGATTTAATGCCCCAAAACAATATACAGCTCAAGATAGAGCAGTTACAGTAGAAGATTATAAAACTTTAACTAAATCAGTTTATGCAAACACACAAAGTGTTAGTGCTTGGGGTGGGGAAGACCATTCTACACCAATTTATGGTAGAGTGTATATTTCTATAAAAGCAAAATCAGGAACTAATTTAACAGAAGCCACAAAAGATAGTATTGTTGCATCTTTGAAAAATTATGCTATTGGTTCTGTTACTCCTGTTATTATAGACCCTGAAACAACAGATATACTTTTAACATCTACTGTAAAATATGATAAATCAAAAACAACTTTAACAGCAACAACTTTAAAAGCAAATGTCATAACAGAATTGACAACTTATGATACAGATACATTAAATCAATTTGATGGTGTCTTTAGATATTCTAAAATCAGTAATTTAATTGATGATACTGATACATCTATATTATCAAATATAACAACATTAAAATTAAGGAAAAGTTTTACTCCAACATTAGCTAGTTCAACATTATATACTATCAGTTACAATAATGCTTTTTATAATCCACATTCTGACCATAATAAAACTGATGGTGGTATAGTATCCTCAACAGGATTTAAAATTGATGGAAATGACAATGAAATGTTTTTAGATGATGATGGTTCAGGAAATATTAGACTATATTATTTGTCAAGTGGTGCAAGAACATATTCAACTAGCACCCAAGGAACAATTAATTATTCCACTGGAGAAATTGTTTTAAGTTCATTAAATGTAGCTTCAATTTCTAATATTCGTGGTTCAGCTTCTACTCTTATAGAAGTTACAGTTCAACCAAATAGTAATGATATTGCTCCTGTCAGAAATCAAGTTTTAAATATTGATACAGCAAATTCATCAATAACAATTGAAGAAGATACTTTTGTAGGCGGTTCAGCAACTGCTGGTGTTGGTTATACAACTACACCATCATACTAATAAAAAATGGCTCTATTTAATAAAAAATTATCCAATCTGGTAAAACATCAGGGTCCAGATTTCGTTCTGGAAGACCATCCAAGGTTTGCAGAATTTGTAAAACTTTATTACCAATTTCTAGAATCAGCAGAAGTAACTCTTAAAAATATTTCACCATCAGATGGAATTTTATTAGAAACAGAAACATCAACTGAAAATTTTCTTTTATTAGATGGAACAAACTTACAAGGAATAACATTATTAAATTCTGGCGATAAAGTAGCTGCAGAATCAACTACAACAGGAAAATTTACACTTGGTGAAATTATAACAGGTGCAGATTCTGGTGCAACAGCAACAATTTTAGGTGAAGATATAAATGCTACTAAAAGAATTTTTACATCAGCAAATAGTAAATTTCAAAATGAAGTTATAACAGGAGGAACTTCTGGTGCAAATGCAACAATAACAAGATATAGAGCAAACCCTGTTGAAAATATACAACAACTTTTAGATTATACAAATATTGATACAACAATATATGATTTTCTAGGACAATTTAGAAATGAGTTTTTAAATACTATTCCAGATAGTTTAGCAACAGGT